CACGGGTCTATTATCTATCTCTATATATATTATAGATATTGGGAGGGGAGCTTTTCACTTGACGGCAGGTTTCAGAAAGCCCCTCTCCCAACGGTCGAGAATGAATTATGTCGCTATCCGATAAATCTTTTCGAGTGCCCTGTCCCGAATCTTCTTCAGCCCCTGCTTCGAGTAGACCTCGCCGAAGCGCTGCTGGTAGGCGTAGATCAGCTCCCGCCAGAATGCGCCGCCAATGGTCTTGCTCTCGATCACGAAGCGCTCCTTCTCGGACAGCCCTTTGAGCCACGCAGTCACGAACACGACGGTCGGTGTCTTGCGGCGAAGCTCGTCCTTCTTGCTCGCGATCTCTTTCTCGATGTCAACGATGTAATCCGGGACATAGCCGTCAGCAAACTTGATGGCGATTCGTTCCGTCGGACTGCTGACGCTTGTGCCATGTGGCATACCGGATAGGTTCTGAGAGCCGGACAGTGCGTCCGTCATCATCGTCCTGCGCAGATCGGCGGCAATGCGCTCCAATTCCTGAATCTCCTGTTCGAGGAACTCACATCGGGCCGTATATTCGCGGTAATTGCCAAGCATCAGATCGACGCTCTCTTTTTGCATTGCCTCCGCACCTTGCCTTTCTGTTCGCGTTCATCATTTCCGTTCTGTGCCCTCTGATGGGCCGGCGGCGATCAGAACGGCAACTCGTCGTCATCCACCTGTGTGAAGCCATCGGAAGAACTGCCGCCGGTATACTGCTGAGATGAGCCCTGCTGGGCCGTCTGCCCGCCGCCGTTATGGGCATCAGACCTGTTGCCGGACGGCAGGAACATAATCTCCGTCGCCACAATCTCAAAACCGTAGCGCTTGGAGCCATCCTGTGCTTCGTAGGAGTAGGTTTGCACCGGGCCTTCGATTGCTACCTTGCTGCCCTTGCTCAGATACTTCGCGCAGTTCTCGGCGCGGTTCTTGAAGGTCTTGACCGGCAGGTAATCCGCGCGGGATTCTCCGTTCGCATCGCGCATACGATTGACGGCGACGGTGAAGGTGCAGACCGCCACACCGCTCTGAGTGGTTTTCAGCTCCGGGTCGCGGACAAGGTTGCCGACGAACATGGCTTTATTCATTCCATATCACTCGCTTTCCATTGAAATCATTTGAAATCAAATGCTATCAGCTGTCAGCAACGCTTCCCGCCGTGGCGGTAGGGTCTGCTCTTGTTGTATTCGTGCTTTTCAATCATGACGGCCTTCGGGTCTTCACAGCCGTGAGCTTCGAGCCAGACGAATACGCGGTAGATGATTGCTACAAGATGGCGCATCGCTTCATCCAAACGCGCACCATTTGCTACCAAAGTGCTCTCCATCGCGTGCGTCGTCATGGCATGCAGCCTTGCAACGAAGACCGGAAATGGAGTTGCTTTGAAGGTTGCTTCAACACGTTCTCGCGTTTTATCACTCGGACGAATGAATTCATCAAAATCCACATCATCCGCATCGGAATCCAAGGTGAGTACACTGCCCATGAAATCCAGAATGCGAATGCAGCCGTCAATCAGCTCAACAGCGATGCCTTCCGGCTTCTTACCACGATGTGAGCATTTCTCCCGCGTTTCATAGTTCAGGCAATCGTTCTCGTCTTTCGGGTCGCAGGAATGTCCGTGACCGTCAGGCTCACATTCGCAGCAGTGATACCACTCCATCGGCCTTCCGGCGCGGTATTCCTCAAGAGCTTCGCTCCATTCAGAGTGAATAAGGGCAAAAATCTCGCTGACGCCTCGCTCAGCATCATACCAGCCGTGATCGACGGCGTTCTGATGAACTTCCTTCGCAAATTCTCCAAACTTCATTCCTCTATTCTCCTTTACAGCCAAGTTTCAACGATCACCGGGTCATCATCCGGCGATTTTTGCACACAATAGAATCCTTCAGGAATGGTGGCCCTTGCTTCATCCAGCGTGTCACGGATGGTAATCAAGCGCATTGGCCTCGTCCCGTCGAACAAGCGCACAACATATTTGCCGGGGAAATCGCGCGGGTTTTTGTAGACGGTGAAGACCGGGAATATCTTCAGCTTCTCATGCCAATTCACGCCGCAAAAGCTATCAGCAATGATGCTGGTGTAAGCATCTTTTTCCACGCGCCGCATTTGCATCCGCTCAAAGATATTCGGGCCGTTACTCTTTTTCGGAATCGTCCGCATCTTCTTCGACTTTTTCACAGCTTCCTCCAATCGTCATTCCGGCAAACGGGCATTCTTTCCCGTCGTCCGGGTAATCGTAGTGATACGTTGCTTCGATGTCGCGCCGCAGTTGGCAGCGCCGGGCATCCTTTCCCGCCTTCTCACAGCAGAAGCATTCATAACCAACGACTTTTTCCATGATTCTTTCCAGTGCTCGTTGGGGAACGTAGGTGAGCAGATTCCCATCATCGCGGCTCGGAGTAATTTCCGGCTTTACTTCGACCACAATCCGCGTATACTTCAGCTCCTTTGAAATCTGAACCAGCTTGTTCTTCGGAACCGTCGTCAGAAGTTTCCGCACGAGTTTCTCTGCCACGGACTGAATCATGCGATAGTCGCGGTATGCTCCCGGAATGCTCCGAACCCGCTTGTCGAGTTCGCCAGCGCAGTTGTTGAACGTGCTGACGACGCCGAACAGTTCGCGAAGCGCGTAGTATTCACGGCCAGACAATGGGAAACGGTCAGGAACAGGTTGCGCCGTCGGTCGTTTTTTCTCCCGGCTGTTCATCCAACAGCCTCCTTTCGAGCATGGTCACACAGTTGTCGAGAGTGTCGCGTTCGGCTCGAATAGCCCTATACTCCCGCGCCAGAATTTCATGCCGCCCCTGCAGGAAGCGGATTCGTCTGCCATAGCGGTCGCGGTCATGTTCTGCCTTTGCCAGCTTCCGGCGCGTTTCTGCATGGGCGCGGCGCTCAAGGTAAAGCTGCGCGGCAAGACGTTCTTCAAAGGTCATCTGTACGTCCTCCCGGTACGTCTGTCTTTGACCTCGATGCGGGCAACCAAGTCGAAGTCCGCAAGGTCAATCACTGTTTTGATGGACTTAATCAGACGATTGCAGCGCAGGTCTGCTTCCTCCGTCTCGCGCATGACGTTTGTGAGCGCATCGTGCGTGGTCAAATCCATGTATCCCTCCGGATTACGCAGGGGGATACGGTTCTCATCGCTCATCCTCGGATGCACCTCCCGCAGGATTCCGGTTCATGGCACACACCGCCGTGCCATACGCAATTCGGGACGAGATACTGCGCAATCTCCGGGCACACGCGAGCAGCTTCAGCACACATCAACTGCGCAACCTGCTGCGTTTTCTCGGAAGCCTTTCCACATAGCCGCTTGTTTGCGACGTTCATGAGTTCTTCGGCGTTGCAGTAGAAGATCATGTGGACCGGCGTGGTTCGAGGTGCTTCGTCGCCATCTATCTTATCCTGCCGGTCATTACGCAGACTGCTGATATACGGCTGCGCGTGGACGTGACGGGCGAAATGGGTGGAGATATTGGACGGGACGTTCTCCACCAGAAATGCGAAGTTCAAAACCCTCACGGGGGAATGACGAGCATTGAGCAAAGAACTCAAGAGCTTAGACGACGGAGGCAACGACGGCATCTCCGTTTTGCCCATCGTAACCCACACGCAGCGCTTGAACAGCATCAACTCTCGTTCTTCAGGCCAATAGATGGCGGTGACTTTGGTTTCCGGTTTGTCTTGCATATCACAAGCTCCTTTCATATGCCTTTATGTACTCTCGTGGAATGCGACCGTGGTGAACACACCAGTTTTCCGAGCCGGGCCATCCCTCAAACAGTGGCTCTGTCAACGGATAGACCGCCCGAAGACGCTGGCGGTCGTAGATGCGGTCAAGCTCGTTGTCCGGAATCTCGACCGTCAAATGCCAAGCCGTGCGGCTGTACTGAATCGCATTGCGTGTTGCCCAGCTCTGTTTTTTTGCGTCCGGGTCGGTTGTGAGCCATATCCACCCGGTGTGAAGAATGAAGCCATGCGGTGTAATCTCTGTCAGACCGCCTTCCGTAAGCCCGTTGTGCAAGATTCCCTTGATGTGCCGATCTGCGCAAAAGTGATAGAGTGTCATCGGCATCACCTCCCGAAAGCCAGTAGGAACAGCTTGTAGATCACCGCAGGATAAGCAAGCCAGACGAGAACGATTGCCGACCACTTGAGGAATCGCTCTGACCGGCTGGGTTTCAGTTGGGCTGTGGGCATCGGCTCCCACGCCTCGTAGCCGCCTCCGGCTTTGCATTCGTTTTCGACGTTCAAACGGCAATCGACGCCGCCGATGCTGTTCTTGCATCCTTCGCACGGACAATGTTTCATGGTTTCTTTGTCTCCTTTCCTGCAAGCAGACCATCGAAAATGCTGATCTGCCGCATGTTCTTCGGCGTTTTCTTCTGCCCCATGCTCGAAATACAGGGCTGTTTCCGTGCTGTCCGTCGTGTTTCCCGCCGGGATAACCTCGTAGTGGTTTCCGGTCTTGCGAATGCAGCGGGTGCAATGTACCCAATCACCGAGTTTCATCCACGGCCACGCTTCCTTCCGCAGAATCATTGCTCCACGGTCTACTCGCTCGTTCTTCCTCGGACGGTTTGCTCAGCCAGCATCGCCAATTCTTTCGGTAGTCCTCCAACGGATAATCGGTGATTTCTCCGTCTCTGCTTGCAAAGGCGATGCAAGGGCAGTAGCTGTTCGCATCATCGCAAACCTTGCCATAGACCAGCATGGCGACCACCGGAAGCGCTTGCCCGTCCAGCATTTCTTCCATCCATATGACTTCAGCCTTTTCGATTTCTTCCGGCTTCAGCACGCGGCTCGCAGGTTTGGCTCGGTTCGCGGTAGTCTCCCAGACTTCGCTCACCGTTTCGCATTTCGGGCTGCTGCTCTTACACTTCGGGCACAAGAACTCAAGATAGCCCGCCCATTTCGGACAAAGGAACATTTCGGCTCCGCAGTATGGACAACGCGGAAGTTCTTTGAAACTGGCCATTTTATTTCACCTCCCAAGGAAATTCCTGCTTGAAGTCGTCGCCCATCAAATCGTGCAGGCTGTCTTTCATGAAGAGCGGTTTCCTATGCCGCCTGCACTCTGCGGCGATTTCATCAATCCATTCCTTCCGTGGCGCAACCTTGCCTTTTCGAGTGCCGGTTTCTGCGCCCACGATCACCCACTCAGGCATTTCCTGCATGGTTCCAACCGGTTCGATAATCGGTTCTATGGAGCAGAACGTATGCGGATTGTCGTCAGGCATCCGGCTGAAAAAGAATGGTTCGTTTGCGCCCGTTATTGTTGAGCCATACCAGAAAGAATCACGAACGCGCAGAATACCGTTTCCGTACAGGTCTACATATCGTTTCGGGTTCTTGGTGAGAAACAGATACCGATGCTGAGGCGCTGCCTCGCATGCCTCGAATACCTGCTCAATCCATTCGTCCGGAACCCATTCGCCGAACAAATCGGCCATTGAACATACAAAGATTGTGCGCGGCTTCTTCCAGCTTTTCGGTTCGTCCAGCTTGTAGTGATGGAAGGTGGGGTCAAACTCCCACGGGTACGGAGCCTTCTTGCCGCTGTAGAAATCCGCAATCGGACGGTCGAGTTCGTGAACATCTTCTTCTGCGTGCAACCGCACAACATCGTACTCTCCGTATCGGTTCTCCAATTCGTCTTCATAATTCACGCCGCCGAACCGCTCTGCAATCTTCCGCGCGTAGCAGTACGCGCAGTCGTGCCGACAACCCGTTACGGGGTTCCATGTGCTGTCGCACCAGTCGATTTTCGTTTTCGTCCCCATGTGCTACCTCCTTATTTCGTATCCGACGTCAATACCATCAGCTACCATTCTCGCGCAGTATCGCTTCATGGTAACGTAATCGCCCGTCTCTATTGCTCGTCGAAGGTCCGCGCTCCTGCCCGTCTGATTCAGGCTTTTTGAGTTTTCGAGAATGGAGATGGCTTTCTTTGCGCCTTGAAGAATCTCGCTCTTTCTTGCCATGAAGTCGTTGGGAACCTCCGGCGGAAGGGGTACGAGATTGGCGCTTCCATCGTCAAGCAGCTTTTCACAGCCGCCGAACATCGACAACTGCACAGGCGCGGAAGACAGTTCCTTCAAGTGCCTATTCGCATAGATGATGTGATTCCGCACCAGATTCAGATTGACGCCATCCGGCCAGAGCGGGTCATTGCTTCCGTTTTTTCCTGATGGCATTCCATCTTTCCAACTCCTTCAGGGCATCGGCTCTGATGGATTCAGCCGTTTCTGCCATTTGGCATCCTCCCTTCTCAGACAGCAAGCGGAGCGTCCTTCGGTCAGCGCTTTCAGGCCCTTCATTGCTCCGCTGACATCACCAGCGAGCACCTGCCCTTTGAGCGTTTTCATCTGCTGAGAACTCAAGCGCGAGCGCTGTGCTTTGATTGCCTTGAGCGCACAAGTGATGGACACGTCCATGTTCACCACCCTTTCAGCCAGTAGAAAGCCCTGCCCAACAAGTTGCTGACGGTTGCCAGCGGGAACAGGACGACAAGCGCGGGCAGGAGGACAATATACGCCACGAACCGGAACGTGAACCGCTCCACCGCCCATATCGCGTAATGGTTTCTCATGCCAGCCTCCCTCAGCGAACAAACATCGTCGCCTTGCCCTGCGTCTTCACCCGATTGGCAAAGACGGATTCGAGGTTGAGTTCGCGGCGCAGTTCCTCATTGTCCGCCGTCAGCGTGTCAATCTGCTGGCGGAGTTCTGCGCGATACCGTCGCTGGGCGTCGCTCTCATAGTCGCGGCCCTGCCGGTAGGCGTCCTTGCAGGTCAGATCAGAAATCCTGCGGTTGCTCCCTTCGAGCTGCCGCTCGTACTGCGCCCGCTGCTCCCTGAGCTTCTTGTTCATAACATGAACAAAGATCAGCGCGGACGCTCCGCCAGCAACGTATCCGACGATCAACTGCCACATACCTACGTTTCCTCCTTGTGGTGGGGTTGTTTTTGTATTTCCTACGATTATATTATACTGCGTTATCTTATATTTGTCAATGTATAAAGCGCAAAAATTTGAGTTTTCACTCAAATAGTTTTGCTCTATCTCGTTCGATTTCTTTCTTGTAGAGGTGGGTATAGCCGACCGCAAACGCGGCCCAAACATCCTTTGCGAAGCCGTAGAAGAAGTCCGGCTGTTTCTTTGTGCCTTTGCCATTCTTCAGATCATGCTCCGCAAAGCGGTCAATCAGCGCCCTGCGGATATTCGCATCCCCGGCGCTCATATTGTGACAGATAAACTTCTTTTCTTCGGTCCGGAAGACGTACTGCGCGTCAGCTCCGCGCACGTCCTTGACGATCTGGCTGAAGCGCCCAATCCATTCGCAGGTGTCGAACACTTCTCGCCCGACGGCCATGCCGTAACAGGCGACGCGCTCAATAACATACTCATCTGCGGAGAAACGCTCGTCCGTTTTGAGCATTTCTTCGAGGGCAGCGTTCTCTACTTTCCCAAAGTGGAGCGGCTTGCAGTCTGCCGACTGCATGATGACATAAGCCGAATAAACATTTCCAGGGTCAATCGCAACCAGCAACACGCAAGCCGCCTCCTTCAGTCTCCAAGCAGGATATTGTTGATTTCGTCATAGTCTTTTTCCGCCGTGTTCCAACGCCATGACGGGCCGGTAAACTCGACGGGGTGGCAGATTTCAAAGATTCTCTCGTACACTCTGCGCTTCCGCATGTTTGGTTCATGCTGCATCTGATAAAGGCTCAGGTTCGTTGTAATAATCATCGGGCGTTTCGCCCCATATCTGCTGTCGATGATCTCGAACACCTGCTCCATTTTGTAGTCGGTTTCGCGTTCGGTTCCGAGATCGTCAATGACAAGCAGCCTTGCCGCATTCATCTTGCGGACAAGCAGCCGCTGTTCCTCGGCTTCCTTGGAGAACGGGCCGGACGCGGAAGTCAGCTTGATGATAGAAGTCACAATCAGCGGCACACGCTTTTTCAGCAGGGCGTTGGCGATGCAGGATGCAAGATAGGTTTTGCCGGTGCTCGGTTCGCCATAGAACAGCAGCCCCTTATTCCGGGCATACATTTCCTCGAACTTTTCAACATACCGCTTTGCCAGTTTGAACTGCCTCTGGTTATATTCGTTGATCTTGAAGTTCTCGAACGTGCTTTCCTTGAAGCGGTCGTCAATCAGGCTGAATGAGAACAGATCGTCGCAGCGTTTCTGTTCCTCGCGCCGCACCTTTTCCTCTTCCTCTCTGCGGATTTTTTCTTCTCCGCAAGCGCAGAGCGTCGGAACGACGCGCTCGCCAAGATATGGGACGTTCAGCTTTCGTTCCTTGCGCTTTCCGCATACGCCGCACACAAGCAATCCCTCTTCGTTGCGATAATCGCCATTCTCTTCTTTCGGACAGTCGTAACCGACCATATTCACCAACGACTGCATCATCGCTACGCCCGCCGGGGTCATTTTATCGTCCATAGCCGTCACCTCTTAAAAGGATTCCCGCCACTCGGCTTGTTGGATGGCGGAGCATAGGATACGCTACTTCCGCCCTTGCTTTTGCTATTGTCTTGCTCCCTCGCAAGCCAGCCATTGATGTACCGCTTGATTCCAGCTTTCGTTTTGCGGCGCGTAGGATTGCCCTCAAGCCAACCCGCTGCATTTCGCAGTTCCTGCATGACATCAACCGCAGGATAAAGAGCCTGATAACGCTCGGCTTCAGAACGTGTGACCTTATACGTTCCGCCGTCGTTCAGCACCATCTCGACCACAACCGGGTCATCGGCATTCGGCTGATTTTCTTTGCCATCAGGTAATTCCGTCTGCTTCAGCTTGCTTTCATCCGCTTGCGCTTGATTGCAGTTGATTTCAGGCAATTCCTCGTCCGCTTCCTCCGGGCGCGGGTATTTCGGCTTCTTAGCTCTGATTTGCTGATTCCGCTCCCAGCCGGTCAGGTGCAGATACGGCCTTCCTTTGCAGTGGTACACCTCTACCAAGCCTTCTTCGCACAGACGCTTGAGCGCTTTTTCGACCTCGCTGTCCTTCATCGTACCGCAGCGCAGCGTAAACAGCTTTGCCTTGAGGACGGAGACGCGCCCGTCCATCAGACCGTAATCATCGACATTCACGATCAAACGGTAAAAGAACGTTTCCTCAAACGCAGTCAGCCGGTCGATCTGCTCGTTTGCGCAAATACCCTCCTTGATGATTCGGTTCGGCATTGTCTGTCATCGCCTCCTTCCTGAAGACCGGGGCGGTATCTCCGCCCCGGCTTTGCTGATTGCTTACGCGAGCACGACTACGCCGTAACCGTACAGCTTGCTTTCGAGATAGTTCTTGATGTTCGCAACCGCAGCGTTCTTCCAAGCGCCGCCATCAGCTTCAAAGAGTGCGACATCTGCGTCGCCATTCACGCGCAAGGTGAAATTGCTCTCCGGCTGGTCCACCTCAGAGAAGGTACGCATAGGCTTGAGTGGAACCGGGTTCTGAAGCGTGACGTTCTGCGCGAGGGATACGCCCTGCTTGACGGTCAGCACCTGAGATACGCCATCGTCGGTCACGTTGCAGTTCTGCTCTTTCGTCAGGGACTTGACAATCTTGAAGAGCTCCGCACGCACAGGCGTGTCGATGAATGTGGAAAGAAGCTGCACGTTGAACTGCTCGATGTCCATGTAGCTGTCGAAGCGGATGTCCGGCACATGCGCCTCCACGCAAGCGATGCAATGGCGAGCCTTCTTGTACTTCGAGGGCTGAGACATCAGCCTGACAATGCGATGATTCACCACCTGCAAAATCAGCCGGTCGCCGCCCTTCGCTTCGGAATCAAGCTGCGGAATATTGCCCTCTGCGTTCTCACGGATGTAATCGATCAGACCGTCAAGGGTGAAAAAAACATACCGCTCCGGAACAGGTTCGTCGTCCGGAATGGGCGCGGTAATCGGGCGCCAGCGAAGGTTACTGCTGTCCCAATAGTGCTGAACGCCATCAATTTCAATGAGCTTCTGGTTTACCGCCAGCTCATTCTTCGCGTCGTTCTTGCCCTGAGATACCAGATACTGCGCCAGCTCAGTGGCGCCATTGAAGAAACCGTTGCTCTTGGGTTCGATGTTGGGGGTAGTAGCCATACTTCAATCATCCTTTCTTGTTCACTTGACTGCTTCGAGCCGCCCAAAGCTGATGGTGCTGGGCAAGGGAGCTTCATTGCCTTCCATGTCGAGCTGCCCCGGAACCTGCTCCGTGCGCTCCGTAGCAGTAATCGTGCCGTCTGCGCCGAGACTGAGCATGACCGTCTGCGTAAGCGCCACATGCGGCGCGAGCTTGGAGGACACGTTCACATGGAACTGCACGGAATCGCGCCGCTCATTGGGAACGATTTTGACCTCCATCACGACCTTCCGCGCTGCGGTCGGATTCGTGTTGGGGTCGTAGACGTTCTGCCACACCTTCGTAAGCTCCTGATTGAAGCGTTCCTCCAAGCCTCCGTCCATCAGGTCGGACAGGCTTTTGATGGGTCTTTCAGCCATTGCTTATTTCTCCTTTTCCTCGGACGGTACAGGCTTGTCCGAACCGCCTTCGATTTTTGCCGGCTGCTCCTGCGTGCCGAAGCTGGCAATCAGGCTCTTAACCTCTTCGTAGCGCGCAGCCGGGGTGTCGGCAAACTTCGCAATTCCGGCCTTCTTGAGCGCGTCGCTGATTTCGCCCTGCCGTCCGGTCGCCTTCGCCGCCTCCATGAGCGCAACAGCCTGTTCCTTGCTGACAGTGGCGTTCTTGTCGTTGCCCGCCAAGTGAGGGAAAACCTCTCCGATAGGCAGAACACCGTCGTCGATGGAGTTTTTCAGCTCCTTCAACCGCAGCATGTGGTCGGCAGACCAGTCCTGCTTTTTCGCGTTCAGGTAATCTTCCAGATCAGCAAGGCTGATGCCCATGCGCTCATAGATGCGGACAGTAGCGGAGATCAGCTTCTCGCGCTGCTCCTTGTCGGCCATCTTCTCAGCAAGTCCAGAAGAAGCCGTTTTGCGGCAGGCGGCAACGGCAATTTGCGTAACATCGCCCGGAACCATCTGCAAGATGCAGGCACGAATGCGGCGTGATGCCATGTTCGCTTCGAGTTCGTAGATGTCGCGGTCGTCCGTCAGCTTATAACCGCCGTTCTTGGTCGTGCGCCAGTGCTTCAACTCAAACTGCCGGGAGATGTACATGTTCGTCTCCAAATCCCAAGCGTAGGCGCGAATGACGGAATAGCCCACTCCGCGATTATCCTGCCGGCGTTCAAGCACTTCATAGCCGAAAGTGCAGTTGCCCCAATTCCGGGCAAGAACCTCTGCCAAGCGAATCGACGGGCCGGTGACGGTTTCCTTGCCGCGCGGGAAGGTGTAAACCGCCGCGTCAGCAAGCGTAGGACGCGCGCACTCGCGCAGAATCTTCTCGGCGGCCATCTGCTCATCGCGGGGGAACTGCCGCGCCATAAGCACTTGGGCTTTGACTTCGGCAACAACACGGGCTTCGGCGTTCGCCGCCAGCGCATTCCCGGAATCATGGCGCTGGGCATCCTGCATGGACACTCCCTGCGCTGGGGCTACGGCATAGGGATTGGCGATAATGACGTCGCCCTCAAACGGTTCGTTCATGAATTACTCCTTCCTCAGCTCCTTGCGCTGATGTTCATTTCCTCGAAGAACTCCACGCCCGGAATCTTCGCGGTGCCTTTCGTCATGCGGGCAATGCTATTGAGTGCCGCGAGATTGATCTTGCGGATTTCAAGCCCGTTCGCATAGGCCGGAACTGCCGTCTCGTCTACAACGCGGGCCTTCCAGCTCTTGCTGACGCTGGTTCCAACAGCCTTCGCCGTTTCGATGATCTCCGGCGGCTGCATTTCCTCGACCATCTCGGCCATTGCCATTCCAACGGCTGCGCCGTGGTCGTCGCCGTTCTCCTGCGACTGAATCGCCTGAGCGAGCAGACGGTCGGCTTCCTCCTGTTGGCGGCGGCGAGCTTCTTCCTCGGCTTCGCGCCGCGCCCGCTCAAGTGCGGCCTGATACTTGACCATGCTGGATTTGATGATCTTTTCAGCCTCGGTCAAGGGGACAAGCATCTCTTTTTCGCGGTCAACAACAGACTGATGTGCTGCCTTCGCCGCCGCCTTAGTAGGCGCCCAATAGTCCTTGATCTGCTTCGCACGGGTCTTGATCTCAACCAAGAACTTTCCTGCCTGCTCGTAGTCCTGCTTGTTCTCGATGACCATGCTGCGAGCTTCCACAATAGCCATCTGGCCGGATTTCTCAAGCTGGTTTTCCAGTGAGGGATTGACCGGCTTCGCTTCGTTGACCATAGCCTGTTCCTCCATTTCGGATTGCCTCCTTCTGTTCACGGCTTCCTTTCGGCAGCCATTGCGTTGTAGATTGCCAAACAGTGCAGGAACGTCTTGTAGCCGTCCTCCACCTGCTCGAACCTGTATTTTTGCGTCTTGAGAAGCTGCAAACCGTACCGGTGCCTGACCTTGACACCGTGGCTTTTGAGTGCTTCGCAATAGCCGGAGAGCTGTGTTGCCAGCATAACCGGATGATAGACGCTCGTGCATTTGAGGTCGATCACGTCAACACCAGTCCCATCGTCCGGCTCAATATAGCCGATCAAGTCGATGGTTCCAGCGTACCGAAGAATCTTGTGATACGTTCGATACTCGCTCTCGACCCATGCGGGCTTGTATTCACGCTCAAACTTCTTGAACGCCTCGAAGTACGGCTCGGTATCCTCGTCCGGTTCTTCAACACCGTACTTAACGTAATTGCTGATCTGCTCATGCGCCCGCGAACCCCGGTCAGCCGCTTCGTTCAGCACGTCAAGTGGAATACCGTTGTAGAGCATCAGGCTCAACGGCTCCATGATCTGGGTAACGGACGGAATGCGGAAGCCATGCAGTGTGTAGAGGTGCTGTTCCTGCTCGAAATCAATCGCCACATAAGGGAGCTGAATCATAGAACGCTCCTTTCATACTCACGATTCATGGCCGCAAGCTCCTGTGCATCGGCTTTGTCGAGAATCGCATCGTATTCGGCTTTTTCTTCTTCCGCCGCGCTGATGATCTCTTCGATCATGGAGATGTGCTCAACCGTCCGGCTTCCCGAACCCTCAAGCTCTTCCTTTGCACTGTGCAGGTGGTACAGCACTTCTTCGAGCGCCGAAGTGACGTTTTCGGCCCTATCAACCTGATCTGCCGTTACAACTGTCATCCTGCCACCTCCTTTTTCGCTTCCCGCAGGAACTCCTGAATATCCCGCTTGCGCTCCCTCAAATCGGCCCCATCCTGTTCGGACAGGAAACGGCTGAAGATATTCAGATCAACCATCTTCTTTCGCCCGTTCCGGACGGTCTGGCCGCGCTGGTCGAACATGTTTAGCGTGTACTGAGCCTGACGGATGCTGATGCCCATCACAGCGGAAATATCAGCGCTTGTCAGGAAAATTTTTGCTGCCGGCATTTAATCACCGCCTCTCTCTTTGGGATTTCATCACATTCATGAATCGCTGAATCGCCGCTTGAGCTTCCTCGGCTTCCCGCAGAATATCCGTCCTGAGCTTCGGGTCATCAATCTTGCCGTCCGCCGCATCTCGCAAGGTTTCTCGGCGAAGGTCAACCAGATCGGCAAGCTCGGCGAACATGGTCATCGTCGCTCCGGGAAGGTCGTTCGCTCGTCCCTCCGGATGGAGCCGCGCATAGCTGCTGTACTTCGTCCGCATCCAGTCATACCAGATATTCAAATCGCCAAGTGCCTCTGCAATCTGGTAAAGGCTGTCGGGGTCGGGGTCGCACTTTCCGCTTTCCCAGTTGTAGATCGTGGTCGGGTCGCGCCCGATCATCTCAGCGAGCGTAGCGGCGGTCATTTTCAGTAACTCACGCCGTTTTTTGATGTCGCTATTCGTAAACACCGCCATTTTCTTTGCCCTCCCATGCGGTTACAATAACCTCAGATGGTTTAATCACACCGCAGCGAATGGAGGTCTACGATGCTACTGCCGGATTCGGACAACCCCATCATGATGCAGCGCTGCAAGAGCGCTCGTTGCGCCTCGCGGAACCATTCGGCGCTTGACCTGTATCCGAGCTTGGCAACCGCCTTCTCAATGGCCTCTTTCTCTTCCAGCTTGACCCACACTCGAAATTCAGTCATGCCTTCGTGTCCGGGGCCGCGACCACCGCCTGCCTTTGCGGAAGTGCTGCATTTGGTCGGGAACTGCTCGCTGAGCGAAAGATCGAGGTCGTCAAGCAAATACAGATCAGACGGCGAACAGATGAACAAATCGCATAGAGCTTTCATGCCGTCTACCGTTGGGAGGGTTCGTCCCGCCTCCATGAAACTGACCATTACACGGTTTGTTCCTTCCGGCAGGCTGCTTGCCACGTCTTCCTGAGACAATCCGGCGCGAACTCTCATGCTGCGGATGTTGTTTTCCGTCATCCTCACACACTCCCGTCTTCCTCGAAGTAGTTCGGCTTAAGACCAAACATGGCAATCAGCTTTTGGGCTTCTTGCGGAGTTGGACTTTTATATCCGTTTTCGATCAGCGAATACTTTGCCTGAGAGATTCCCAGCAATTTCGCCACATCGAATTGATTCAGCAATTTCACTCTCCGCGCAAGCACCAGCTCGCTGCGTTTCGTGGCAACGCTCACTCGTCGTTCACCTCCAATCCTTGACTTTGCCTCGCTCGCGTGCTAAAATGAATGTGGGTAGTAATATCATCATTACGCGCGCGTGTTTGCTATACGTTTTTCAATGCCGCCGCTTTGGCCTCAATCTCCCGTTGAGCCATCTGCGCATTTGCGTATAGCAGGGAAATCTCTGTGTCGCTTTTCAGCTCCTCCGGACTGAAACTGCGATACAGCTTGGTGATGCCATCAAAGTATGCCGCAGCTACATCTGCGACGAGCGGATACGCACCCGCTCCATACTCGCCGGTATCAAGTTCTTCCTTGATGCATACGAAGCAGTTGACTGCTCCGAAGTACCTGAGCCTCTTCCTGCCAAAATTCTCGTAGGGGGGGGTAGTCGTCATCGGGCTTCACGCTCCTTCAAGAGGATGATGATAATATTATATCCCAAGTTCTTTAGAAAGTCAACGAGTTTTCAAAAGAACTTTAGATTTTTTCAGAGAGGTGTCATCATGCCTGAGTACAACTCCGCCTTTACAGCCGATCGTATCAAACAACTGCTGAAAGAACGCAAAATGTCTGTCAGCAAAATGTTGACCGATTGCGACATAAACAAGAACGCGCTGTACACCATGCAAGCATCAGGGTACCTCCCCCGCGCGGAAGCCCTCGCCCGCATCGCGGACTATCTGGACTGTTCGGTCGACTACCTGCTCGGCAGAACGGACAATCCAGATGTGAATAAGTGACCGTATCGCGCTCCTTTCTTGTGGTATGATGATATTATAATTCACATTTGGGGATTTGTCAATGGGTTTCATTCACATTTGTGATATTTTTTCGGAGGGGTATTTATGTCTATCTGCGAACGAATGTTTGACCTTCTTTCCTCCATAGAGGGAAAGAACGCCGCCAGCCTTTGCAAGACCGTTGGGATAAACACCAGCGTAGCCACTAACTGGAAGCAGCGCAACACAGACCCGCCCGCGAAATACATAGTCCCCATTTGTGAATATCTTGGTGTTTCCGTGATGTATCTTCTCACGGGAGAGGACGCCCAGCCCGAAAGCTCTCTCTCCGAAGATGAACAGCGCCTGATAGAAAAATACCGCGAGCTTGACGCAGACGGCAAGGACGTCGTACGGGGAACAGCGATTACTGAACACCGCCGCATCGCTTCGAAAAAGAGCGCGGGCGCCGAAAAGATTGGATAACGTCGTCTATCTTGACGAGCACCCGAAATGGAGGAACAAACACACATGACCGTATCTGAGCGAATGTTCGCCTTTATCGACGCGCGGAAAGATAAGTCCGCGGCTGGTCTTGCAAAATTGTTGGGTGTAAGCACCGGACAAACCACAAGTTGGCGTCAACGGAACTGCGATCCGCCTGTAAAATACCTCCCGCAGATTTGCGAATACCTGGGCGTGTCAATCGCTTTTCTCGTCACCGGCGAAGAGGCCAAGGTCGATCTGGCAAAAGTTCTCGCCGAAGATGAAGCTGTTCTGCTCGAACGGTACAGATCCCTTGACGCCGACGGCAGGGAAATTGTCAGAGCAACAGCTCTCCAAGAACAGCGCCGTGCGGCGGCGGAAAAGGGATTGGCTGAAACGCACGTTGGCTAAGGTCGTGTGTCTCTCAGATTACAAGAATCGAAAGAAGGGGCCACCATGAAAACCACCAGCAGCAACTATGTCAAAGACCGGAACTGGACGGAAGACTGCGAAGAACTCGCTCGAATTTTCGACCGGCTCGACGTCTCCGGAAAAGTCGAGGTTCTGAACGCAGCCTATCGCGAAAAGCTGCGTTGTCTGAATCAATGCGTAAATGACAATGACGCCATCGGCTGGCATGGAGCGATCGAAGATCGTTCCGTGCAATAAATAGATTCGGATTACGAATAGGATTCCGAATACGATTGGATTGGATTACGGGGACTATTGCAAGCACTTGATAGCAAATGATTTCAGATGATTTCAGCAGTGAAAAGTGCACAGTTTCCGTTGTGCGGAATTGTGCAGTATTGAATTTCTGCAAGCGGATGATTTCAGATGATAGCAAGTGACCGCAAAATCGGCAATTAGAAGGATGCTCGCAGTGAATAACATTGACCGTTTTTCGGGGCAAGAGAGGTTCACACTCAATGGTATTGATACATCCGCGCAAGTTCTCGACTTCTGGCGCTGGATGGGGTCAGACCTCAACGACAACCTGATACGCGCAGCGCTCGGTGAGTTTATCGTTACCACTGCGCTCGGCGATTCCGTCGCAGATGAGCGCCGCAGCGGCTGGCGAGTATTCGATATTCTCACGCAGTACGGATGCAAGATCGAGGTCAAAACATCAGCCTACCGTCAGGTTTGGAAGCAGCGCAAGCCGTCTTATCTCGTCTTTGACGTCGCTCAGAAAATAGACTGGGAGAATGGCGACAATGTTCCGAAGCGCCATGCAGACGTGTATGTCTTCTGTGTGTTCAATAACGAGCAAGGCGGGGCAAGCCCCCTTGATCTGGAAGCATGGGATTTCTATGTTGCCGCGACCGCAGACATGGACGTCATCCTCAGAGAGCAGAGAACCGCGACGCTTGCGGCCCTGAAGAAACGATTGCCGTTGAGAGTGACCGGCTACACCGGCTTGGCAATAGCTATATTCGATACTTACCGCAGCATTGGAGGAATGGAATGATGCAGACCATTACGCTGAAGCAGTATCTTGAAAACCCTGAAGCGGTCGTCAAGAGCGCCGCCGCAGGGGACTATACTGCTGTAAAAGTAGGCAACGGACAATGCGCCGTGATTATCGACGAAACAGAATGGACGATGCTTCGGCAGGCCCTCGTCCTCTGCATGGAGCATCCCGAATGGACGGCGAAGTAAAGAAGCGCAAAAGGAAGGGCGAGCGGAAAGACAAGCGCATCCAGATTACTTACACGGATGGCGTTCGCCCCGACGGGCATCCAAACCGTATCTCCTTCTACGGCCATACTCGAACGGAAGCGCTGGAAAAGCGCGAACGGTATAAGCGTGAAAAAGAGCAGGGCTTGGCCCACGGCGAAAGAGCCACTACCGTGAACGATTGGATAGCCCGCTGGCAAGAAGCGTACTCCGTCAACGTGAGCGATTACGCGCCATATATCAACCGTCTCAAAAAGGACTTGGGCAAGAAGCCTATTCGAAGCGTTTCTGAAGCCGATCTCGTTCAGTCTCTATCTGCCTATGCTGGAATGTCATCTTCATCCGCGCTGAAATACAGGATGATTCTCAAGCAGATTTTCCACAAGGCAAAGAAGAATCGGCTTATACCGGAAGACCCTGCGGAGGATTTGCCGCTTCCGGACGACGTTACTACCGGCACTCATCGGGCGCTCGCTCCTTGGGAAAGCGAGTGCATACTGAACAATTGGTCTGTGTACCATGCCGGACGTTGGGCAATGCTCATGCTGCTCTGTGGTCTACGACGCGGAGAAATGGTCGCTCTGGACTGGGATGCCATAGACCTTGATAGCAGGAAGCTGACCGTCAAGGCATCCGCGTCCATGCGCGGAAGCGTTACGACGGTAAAAGACAGGACGAAGACGAGGGCGGGTGCGCGTATCCTGCCGATCTGCGAGCCGCTGTATCAAATGCTGACGCAGGTTCCTCCGGAAGAGCGAACCGGCCCTGTGTGTCGGAGCGCAAAAGGCGAGCGGATAACGCAGTCTTCCGTTGACCGGTGCTGGAAGACGTACTGCAACATGATGACGCGCATCTTGAACGGTGAAGAGCCAGACCAAAGAGGGCGACGGCGAGACTGCGTTGGGGACAAATACCGCAGTCCTTCTGATGACGATGGCGGCGAACGCATTGTTTTCTCTTGTTTGCCGCACGACCTGCGTCACACCTACGCAACTGCATTGTATGACGCAGGTGTTGACATCAAAAGTGCTCAATACTATCTTGGGCACGATGACGTCAACATGACCATCAACCTCTACACGCACTTGTCCAAGATAAAAGAAAACGAGGCCCGCAGCAGCCTCGTGAATTATCTGGATAAATGGCTCGATAAGCACCTTTTGCCTGTTAAAAATTGATGTGCGTGGTCAAAACGTGGTCAGGCTTTCCTTTGTATGGATGATTATTCAGAATATCATCGCATTTATCGGGGCTTATGCGGAAGTATAAGCAGAATACCGCATAAAATGCAAAACTGATTTTCTGAATGGGGTTCAAGAGGCCGGAAGTTCGAATCTTCTCACCCAGACGTTGGAAGTGATTGTAAAATCACTTCTTTTTTTGTGTTTTACGGGCAATTTATTTCCCAATATCTGCATGATTCGACTTTGCTGGCGCTGGGCGCACCATTTCCGGCCTCCTGCGCCCATATGTGCCGCTTTGAGTTTCATTGCCAGTCAGCGCATCTTCACTGTTTCCACCCAGATAATTCCGCATCTGTTTTGCTGTTTATGAGAGTGTCACGTTCTTCCCTTGCCATGTATCACTTTTCTCGAAAGACACAGCAGCCTGTTTCAATAGGAAACTCGCTTATTTCAACAGGTTGCCGCCTTTTGTGTATCAAAATATCAAAGTAGCACTTTTTATACACCCCCCTGCATCCAGCACACGCGCATGTACGCACGCACACGCGTTGCACATACAAATCACATGCATCTGAAAATAAATGCTACTCTGCTACTCTTAAAATCGCTTCCTACTTTTATCGGTGTATCACTTTTTGTAGCAGAATTATTTTTGTAGCAGATTTTCTGATACTTTCTCCAAGTCCCCTCCTCCGTCCCTCGCCCCTATCTGATACGCAAATTGGTCTGAGTTAGGCCGGTTTTCTGAACCCTTCTTTCAATTTCTCATGGCAGGGGGGGATGCCTATCAATCCCCTTTCCCACCAAAAGCGGCACAGCATCTGCTGCACCGCCGTATTTATTCCTTTGTCGCGTTAGTCACTCATCGCGTCCTGCCTGATCTTCCGGCAAATACTTGTCCTCGCCCTGATCCGACTTATCCCGCAGCACTTCCAGCAGCTTCCGCAGGAACGCCGGAACAGGCAGCCCCATCAGCCCGCAGTTCTCGATAATCGACAGCGCCTCATTCGCGATATAGAACAGCGCCGCCGCCGTCTGGCAGCTCACGCCCGTACCGATGACGTACCTGTCTACCAGCGTCGCGACCAGAATCAGCACCCAGATGAACATTTTCCGCGCAAGGCCAATGAAGCCCGCCGTGCTGGACAGCCGCCCGCCGTCCGTCTTGGTGCTGCGTCCCAGCGCCGCGCAGACAAGTCCGCTGATGTAATCCACCACGTTCAGCGCCAGCAGGCACGTCAGCGCGCCCGTCCATGCGCCGCCGACCGCGCCCGCAATCGCGCCTACCGCCGCCGAAATCCACTTAATCACATCATCCCACCGCATTGTTCAGTACCTCCTCCAATACTTCCAGCGCACTTCTGAGACTATCCCGCAGCGCTTCCAGCTTCGCCCGCCACGCATCCGGCTCTTTCGTAGGCATATCTCCATCCGGCTGCTTCTGTGCCGTATCCAGCGCTGCCCACGTTGCTGTGCCGCAGATACCGTCTACCGTCAGCCCCTTCGCCGTCTGGAACGCACGCACCGCGCCCTCCGTCGCGCTGCCGAACACGCCATCCACCGCGCCGACATCGTAGCCACACGCTGCAAGCATCGTCTGAAGCTCTCGCACCTCATCGCCGCTTGCGCCTTTCCGCAGTGTCTTTCTCACCTTGATTCGCCCCGCTTTCTGTATTTCGTCCGCCGAATACAACCCGACCGGCACGGCATAATGCGTCCAGCCCTGCCCGATGTTGCCGGTCTGCACACCAGCACTGCAATGGATAACCTGTCCTCTGCCGATGTGCATCCCGGTATGTTCCATCTTGTTTCCGCTTTGGCGGAACAGGCAGCAGACCACATCCGGCATATCCGCGATTTTTCCGCGCACTGCCCAGTTGGAAATGGTGTTGTACTGGCTCGTTGCGCCACCTCCGGCAATCTCGATGCCGACCTGCTTCAGCAGCCAGTGCGTGAAGCCGCGGCAGTCATACGCCAGCGCACCCTGCCACTTGCATCCAGCACAGCTTGTCCCGCCGCCATTCAGCGCCTGGCATTTCTTCGTGATGTTGCCCGCGTGCGACGGATTGAGCCGCGCATACTTCCGCCGCAGCTCCGGCGTACACGGACTGCCCCACGCGCCGTAGACATACGGATCGCCCAGATGCTCTTGGGCAAGGCGGATGATTGTTGATGCTTTGTCGTTCATGCACTCACTCCTCCGTCCCGTTCACCCATTCTTGGCATTCCGCCATCGTGTACGCGCCCCGCAGCACCTTGAAGCTGTGCAGCGTTCCGTCAAAAAATCTTCCGTGCGTGCCGTCCGACTTCTGGTAGCCGCCGAGAAGCAGCGATTTGGCGACTGCTGTTTTGTAGCCGCCGATGAGCGACGGTTTGTTGTAGTCCGTTTCTGTCGGATAGCGGTCGGATGCGAAGTACCAGTTCTCGCCGTCAAGCACCAGCGCGCAGCGGATGCGCTTGCCCTTGCAGAACGGCGTGATCGTTTTTGAGGACGAATACATGTTGATTTGGAAGGAAACGTCCGTGCCGGCGGCGTGACCGACCAGCCCCGGCCATGGCGACGATTCCTCCAGACAGTGGAAAAGCACGCACGTTTCGCCTGCGGACGGGTTTGGCGTCAGGTTCTGACTGCATGTCACGTCGAACAGAATCGTGTATGCCGGCTTCGTGCTGACGTCCTGGAAGAGCCTCACGCCCGTGTCAATGATTCCATCCGCTCCTGCCGTGAATACGGTTTCCTGCGGCAGCTCGTACAGAACGGGCAGCGGCGCTGGCGGAACGGTCGTGTCACGCATCGGCGGATTCGTCGCGTCCACAAAAGACGCTGCCGGAGCGGTTGCCGCGATGGTGGTTTCGCCCTTCACCACGCTGATTGTCCCCGCCGTCAAGCCGTTCGCCGTCGCCGTAATCTTCATTGCGCCGGAAGCGCCGTCGTGCTTCACCACGCAAAGGCACTTGCCGCTGAACGCGCTGTGACGGCTGCCGGAGAGCTTCTCCACATTCGCGCCGTGACCGTTGTCTGTGCCGATAATCGTTCCGCCCACGACCGTGAAGACCACGCTGTTGTCAGCGTTCGGGCAGAGCGTGCCGTTTTTATCCTGCACATCGCAGGTGATGTAGACCAAATCATCCGACGCGACGGCGACCGCTGTCTTGTCGCTGGAAAGCGCCAGTTTCGCGGGCGTTCCCGCCGTGTATTGAATGTCCTGCGCGATAAGGTTGCCGGAAGCGTCGTAACCGTTCGCAACCAGCGTTCCCGCCGCGTATGCCACCGTGTAGGCGTACTGGTTCTTCGTCCCGCGCTGCGAAAGCGTCTTCTTGCCCAGCGATGTACCGTTCAAGAATAACTCGACGGACGCGCAGTTTGAGTACAGCCATACGTCGATATTCCCGGATTCGTGCGTCCAGTGCGGCAGAATGTGAACCATCGGCGCACTTGCCCACATCGACTGATACATGAAGTAAATGTCCTTCGGGAATCCGCAGGTGTCGACGATGCCGAAATAGCTGCTCTTCGCCGGGTATTTGTTCCATTCGGTCGGTTCGCCGATGTAGTCAAAGCCCGTCCAGACGAAATGACCGCAGGAACGAGTGCTGCTTAAGTAGGCGTTCACCGTTTCTGCCGCCGTGTTGCCCCACGAAACCGCCTTGTTGTCGTAGGACGGATACGCCATGTTCGCGCTGTCCAACGCGTATACGCCGCGGCTGGAAAGCGCCGAGGTCGTTTCGCTGCCATAAATCGGGCGGTCGGTCTGGTAGGTCTGGTTGTTGCCGTTGTAGTTGATGCCAACGACATCTACGATAGCCATCAGCGCAGATAGATTGCCGCCGGGCGCGTTGTTGCCCATCGTCGTCGGGCGGGTTGCGTCGAGGGCTTTCACTGCGCTGTTCACCATCGTGCAGACGCTTGTAATTTCGTTGGATGAATAGTCGCCGCCCGTCAGGTTCGTGCGCACTTCGTTGCCCAGCGACCACATGATGACCGCCGGATTATTCCAGTCGCGGCGAATCGTGCTGGTCACGACTTCGGCGTAGTGGTCGGCGAAATATCGCCCGAAATCCTTCTGCTTCTTGCTCTTCGTCCAGCCGTCGAATAGCTCTTCCACCAGCAGAACGCCCTTGCGCTGGCATACGTCGAGGTATTCCGCGCCGAACGGGTTGTGCGTCAGGCGAATCGCGTTGCAGCCCATGCTGGTCAGGATGTCCACTTGCCGCTCAATGGCGCTGCGGTTCTCCGCCGCGCCGATGCACCCGCCGTCGTGGTGAACGCACACGCCCTTGAGCTTCGTGTGGATGCCGTTGAGATAGAAGCCCATGTCCTTGTCGAATCGGATGCTGCGGTAGCCGTAGGTCACGCGCTTTGACCGCTGAACCCGATTGCCGACCTTCGCGCTGATTTGGGCTTCGTAGAGGTTCGCCGGGGAAGCCGTCCAAAGCGCAGCCGGCGCATTGCTGGGCAGGATGCTTTGCTGATAGCTTGCCGCCAGCCCCGACACGCCGCTTGCGCTGATGACGGTCGTCGGGGCGTAGGTGGTCAGCGCCTTGTACGCGGCGATTTCAGCGGATGAAAGGGCGGTTTCAATGGGGGAGGCAAGCGGTACATAGATATATACCTCGTTCGCATCGAGGAACGCCTTGAAGTCATCGACGGTCGTCGTGCCTTTTTCCGCGTAAGCGAAACCGATGGTGGTGCCGTTGCTTGTAGCAATGCCGCCTACGGTTTCACCGTTGATGGCAGCACTGAAATGCGTGCAGAGCACTCCTGCTGTATTGATTCTGGCGAACGTGCAAAAATAGCGGTCAACATTGTTTCCAGCCTTCGTCCAATTCATCGAAGATGTCAGCTTGAATTTGGCGACCCGCTGCACATACACCCCGCGCGCCAAATCCACTTCATCGCACACCCACTGCTGACCGTTCTCATCCGTGTAGTTCCCGCCGGAGGGAACCGGGATGCCCGGCAGCGCGTTCGGCGTTTGCAGCGTCAGCGTCTGCGATTCGTTCGCGCCGTCCGACACCGTGACCGTCACCGTTCCGCCGTCGCCCGCGCTGACAATCGGCACGGGCGCAGTCGGGAGCGGCACGCCGTTCTGCGTGCTTTTGCCGTACACATGCAGCGCCCCCAGCGGTTTTCCCGCCAGCGCGTTCTCGCACGTCAGCGGATTGCCCGATGCCGACACGCTTTTCCCGTTTTCCATCAAATCCCGCTGCTGCGCGTCGCTGATGTGCCATAGCTTCGGGCTGCGGTACGTTACCGTCGCGCTGACGTTCTGCGTTTCTCCTGCCGCAATCACCGCCGACGCATCCGCCGTGCCGACTTTTGCGCCGTCCGGGTCGTACAAATCCACCGTGAACGTCGCGGACGCTTCCGCGCCCGTCTTGTTCACCGCGTCGAACGCGACAACCGTTTCGCCGTTGGTCAGGTCGCTGTCCAGCTTCGGGGTCGTCACGCGGATATTCTCCATGCGAATCTGGTCATCCAGCAGCGTTACCAGTTCCACCGGGCGAATCATTCCGCTGCCGGAGTACCAGCGCGACGACGGCTGCTCATTGCGCACGAAAACCGCAATCGTGTTCACGCCGCTGACCATCTGTTCCGTCGCATCCACCGCGAACGGGTTGTAGCCGTAATAGTTCTTGTGTACCTGCTGCCCGTTGACGTACACCGTCGATTCCATGTACACGCCGTCAAAGCACAGCACATACCGCCGCCCACTCTGCTTGTTCACGCTGACGGTCGTGCGATACCACGCGTCGCCGCCATCCAGATACCCGCCCTCATACGTCGCGGGGCTGGACGCATTGAAGTCCAGCGCAATAGACCAGTCATGCGGCACGCTGACCGTCCGCCAGCTTGCGTCGTCAAACCCCGCTGCCGCTTCCGCCGTCGAGGAATACGCCGTGTTTGCCGTCGCGGAAATCAGGTTGAACTTCCACGAATCCAACGTGACAGCAGAAACAAGCTGGTCGGCGGTCGTAACCGTAATGCCGCCCGCTTCCAGCGTTGCAATGCGAGCCTGCAACTGTGCCAGCACAACGTCAAGAGAAATTCCGTTCTCATCCATAACCGCCTTGGGATGCGTAACAGGCATAATCTGCTGCCCGTTCTGATACAGTGTTTTTATTTTTGCCATGCCGCTCACCTCCTCACACTTCCGCAAAAATGTTGTTCAGCGCATCAACGGCGGCATCGTCAATGCACTGGTTGTAGATGCGCACATCCATGATGGTACCCTTGACCATGCCCCATCCGCTGCCCCAGCCACCGATGTAGAGCGGGTCGTCGCCGTTGCCCGCCTGCGGATAGCCGAGCTTGTCGTTGTAGAGCTTGTTGTTGTCCAGATAGAATGTATAGTCGCCGTCGTTTTTGGTGATGACGAACGTGTGGTAGCCGTTGTCGTACAGCGTCAGCCCCATCTGTTCGGTGCTGATGGCGAAGCCGCCGCTGTTACACATGACATTGCATTCGGGATACTGCGTGCCGCTGTCCAGCGTGGCGATTTTCAGCTGCGTTTTGCTGGTCTCCACCTCGCAGAACATCAGCGTGCCCCACTGCGTCGCATCTGCCGCGGTCAGCCCGTCGGCGAACTTGACCGCAATCGTCCACGTCGTCGCGCCCTCCGCGAAGGGCTTGAAGCCCGTATTGATAGCCAAACTGCCGCTGATGAGGTTCTTGGGTGATTTCAGCTTGTACGCCCATTTGCCAATCTCGTCACTGTCTACCACGGGCGTAACCGGGGTGTCGGGGGTATCCGTGCCGCCGCTGCTCGTCGTCTTGTTCAGCACGCGCGGCGCGACATATTCCCAGATAATCTTGCCAATCGCCATGTAGCCATAGAAACTGTAGTGGCAGCCGTCCCCGCTGTCCAGCACTGTTGGCACGCCGTTCTTCTTCATGCCGTCCCACTGCGACGTTTCCGCGTACAGCAAGCCGCGGTCGCAAAGCTGCGGCAGCAGGTCAATCAGATGCCCCGCGAACGTCTCCTTCAGCACCGCAATTTCTTCCGCCTCGTTCTGCGTGTATCCCTTGCGTTCCCGCGCATAGACAATCAGATAGTCAGCGGGGGAAACGTAATCGACGCACTTTTGCAGCTGCTCCACATAATCGCTAAAGTCGAGATTTGAGTGCTGCGCGTCCGAGCCGTATCCGCCGTTCGCGCCCATCCAGAAAATGTGCAGCCCGTTGCCCTTGTAGTGCTTCGCGCCGTAGGTAGTCAGCTTCGTGTCCGCCACCACGGTCAGCGCGTCGCCATCCTCCAGCCGCCGGATACGGATGTTCTGTCCATCCGTCGTATCACTGGCATAATCGCGGAAAAGCACACACGGCACATCATTCACATAGCAAGGGTTAATTCCGCAATCGCCGTATTTCAGCAGATGGGCGGTTCTGCCGCTTTCCAGCGACATACCGTTGGTGGTGTTGCCCACAACGACACTTTCCGATGAGCTTGCCGGAATCGTGCAGGCGGGCAGCAGAATCGCATCCGCGCCCATTCGCGCCATAATGGTAGGCACATTATCAGACAGAATGCCGAGGTTGACGGCATTGCAGCGCTCTGCAAGCACCTGCGGGTAGCTGATAAGATGCCAGCCGTTGACGTTGCCGCCGATGCCTTGAGTCAGGCTGTCGCCCCAGCAATAGACCGTCAGCCCCTTGCCGCCGTTCTGCTGAATCTGCGCAAGAATATTGTTTCCCTTGTCCTCAATGGATTTCAGGATGGATTCTACGGAAAACTGGACATCGGCGGAATCTGCCGGGTCTTCGGCGGTAATCATGTTGGTTTCGAGCTTTGCAATGCCCTCTTCCATTCGATTCAACTGCTCCGCCGACAGCACTTCCCCATCGCGGAAGTTCTGCTTTTGGTATGACATTTTTCTCCCCCCTCAACTGTAATTCAAACGCATTTTCCCCAAAATCGCCATTCCAAGAAGCGCCGTCTCGTTTGTCGTCGGCTGTTCCGGCTTATTATAAGTATCGCTCAGCACCGCACCGCGTGCATACAGCACCGTCACTTTCTGATTTTCCTGCTCAAGGCTAATCGTCAGCAGGCAACGTCCCGGAACTGCATAGCAGAGCTGCGGCAGCAGAACGCTGATTTTGTCCTGCGCCACAGTTCCCGTGATATTCATTGTTTTTCCGTCCGCTCTGGTAAAGGTAGCAGACACCCTGGCATCGTTTAGTGCCACATTTTCGTTTGCCCCGCATTGTAGCACAACTTCGTGCGCCAACGAATCACCTGAAGCAAACACAGGCAGGAGTACCTTCTGCATTCCGCGTCGAAGGTTCAATTGATAGGCAAGCCGTGCTGTAATCGTCACGTCTTTCCCCCTTCTTTCTTCTGTTTCTCCTGCTGAACCTTGGAAATTCCCGCCACCAGATAGTCAATACATACCGTCAGTAACCGTACATTCCCTGCCGGTTCGTCGCTGACGTGCAGCCGCCGCAGTGCATCCAAAAGTCGCTGCATTTCCTGCTCATCCATTCAATTCACCCCCCTGTTTTATGCAAACGTAAAGACTTGCTGTTTCGTCTTGCCGTTACTAATTTTAACGGTCACGCGAACCCTGCCCGTGTCAGCACCCGCACTAATATCTACGCAGGTGATTTCGCCAATGGTCACGTCGCTGCGACCCGCGCTGTACGCACCAGACGCATCGACTGACACCGAATGCTGGCTTGTCTCCCTGTTGCTCAGCGTGATGTCCAGGGCTGCCGTGACCGTCTTTGTCGCTGCATAGTAGCTTTCTCCGTATGCTTCCAGCGCTTGCACATGCACCGATGATGCTCCTTCTCTCCTCGCGGCATCCAGAGCATCATCGTAGCCCGGCATGTCGCTCAGGTCAAAAGTTGCATCGGCAGGTGCAAAGAACTGGCACGATGTTCCCCCGATTGTCAGCGTATGCTGCGCAACCGCCGTTTCTCCGACATGCACCGCACCGAACCACCCATTGTCCGCGTTGATGGATTTCGGGCCGGAGACAGCATCAGCCACCAGCGTCCCCACTCTCAGCCGGTCAATCGTTGCCGTACCCGATTTTATGCGATCCAGTTCGCCGGACAGTGCTTTGAAATCACTCATCGTCGTGTAGCCGGACAAGTCGATTCTGTTGGCGCTGATAACCGCTCCGTCGCTGCTCAAATTGATGGCGCTGATGATTCCGTCTTTGCTGACTTTCAGGTCAATTGCCGCATTCGCCGCATCAATCGACGCTTCTGCGTTGCTCATGCGCGTCGCCAGCCCGTCGACATCCGTCTTGCTGGCTTTCAGTTCGATTGCGCCGTTCGCGGCCTTGATGGATGCCTCCGCCTCCATCAAGCGATTGCCCAGTGTGTCTGTCACTTTCTTGTCCGCTTTCAGCTCGATAGCGACATTTGCGCCGTCAATGTTGATTTCCGCCGCATTCAGCCTGCGCAGGGCGTCGTCCATGTCGTTTTGACTGGCTTTGAGCTGTATCGCTGCTTGCGCTGCATCAAGATTCGCTTCCGCAAGGCTCAGCCGCTGGTTCATGCCCTCGACAGTTTGACTGCTCGCTTTCAGTTCGATAGCAGCTTCCGCCGCGCTGATGCGTACTTCTGCCGCATCCATCTTGTCCCTCTGCGTGCCGAGGTCGGATTCCAGCCTTGTCGTCCGAAGATCGATTTCTGCCTTTGCTGCATCCAGCTTGATTTCGACATCCGAGATTCTCTGCTTGTTGTCCTCTACCGCCACGGCATGGCGCTTCAGCATTGCATCGAACTGCTCCTGCGAAATCGTCAACGCCTGCATAGCGGAATCATGCTGGCTTGATGTAACAAAGCTGTCCTTGCCGCCATCCGTCCACGGATCGCCCAGCTTCAATTGCGTATATCGCTGCCCCAGCACGTCCCAGGTGTACCCGCTGACCTGTTTTTTCAGCCGAAATCCAGTCAGCGCGTTCTCGACCGTGATTTGCGCGTAGAGAAACGCATCTTGCAGGCGAAAAAGGGTTGCGAACTGCTCCGTTCGGCTCAAGTCGATGTATTCGACCGTCCCCGACTGCTCTGGCGCGCCTACACCGGCATCCAGTTTCTCCTGCGCTGCATCCCGAAGCAAGTCATAGACCTGCTCCAGCGTCAGCGCTTCCTTCGTGCCATCGTCCCGCGTGCGCTCCTGCCCGACCCGTGCGCCCGACACCGCCCATGTATACACACGCGGCATTGCGTATTCGTCAATTTCCGGCGCGTCGATGCTCTTCTCCGGCAGATAAATCACGTCGCCGTTTGCGTCCTGCCCCGTCGGGATCAGGCGCGTGTATGTTTCCGTCGTGTCCCGGCCTACTGACAGCGCCGTCAGGTTCACATCACGCCGGATAATCAGTCCGCTGTCCAGCACATCCGACGGCAGCAGGTAAATATCCTGATTGTCTCGCAGCAGCCTTGCCCGTGCCTTGCGCACGAATCCGCCCGTTTGGTCAAGCAATGCACGGATGACGTTGATTCGCCCCCACGAAATGCGCAGCTGCTTGTCCATCTCGACGTGCAGGGCAAACGCGCCAGCGCCACCCTCGATGGCGTTCCAGAGCTTTTCGCCTGCTTCCCTGGCGGAAATCTTCTCCGTCGTTTCTTCTTCCTGATGCAGAACATAGTAACTCAGATCATAGGTAATATGACGCGCCTGAATTGCAATCGTCAAGCCGCCGTCCTGCACCGTTGTCGCATGGATGCGGAAGCGCTGGCGCTTTTTTGCCGCTCCCACCGGCACAGTCGCCACAACCTGCCGATCCAGCAGGGCAAGCTCCCAGCCCGTACCGTCTGCAATAGGAATGGCAGCCGTCAGCACATAATCCCCGCCCGCTGCCTCCGTGACTTCGCACTCCGTTGGGCTGATGACACCAAGCCCCGCTCCTGCACCGTCGGCATCACGGGCATCGTACACTCGAATCACATCATTCATCGCTTGCCCTCACACCCAGCGCGTTCGCACGTCCATCGCGCCGCCTGTCACATTACCGGTCAGGGACAGCTTCCATTCGCCGACCGGCAGCGTCAGACGGCTTCCGCTCATTTCCCTCGCAATCGGCGACGGCGCTCCGGTTTCATCACAGACAATGCCGGTTTCCATATCCAGCACAAGATTCCCTGCGCCGCTCACCTGCACACGCAGCGTGTTGCCCGCAACAGCAAGCATAATCTCTCCAGCTTCTGGAATCGCCAGCTCAATTCGCGGATAAGCGGCAATGTTCCCCTGATTGAACCCCGCCGCGCCCGTTGGAGAAATCTCCGTCATTGGCTCTGCAATCGCACTGCGCCGCAGCGGATTGCAAGTGAAGATGGGCGTAAAAATCGTGTAGCTGCCGGGATGTCCCTCCGCTAATGCGGAGCAGTCGAACGCTTCTGACAGTTCCGCGTCGAAAACGTAATCCAGCATACTGCCGAAAATCACCTCGCCGCGCCCGCACAGCCACGCCCAGACGCTTTCGCAGTCCGCCTCCGGCACGATGGCACATGCCGGTGCGTAGACAATATCCTCATAGGCATCGTTCCCCAAAAGGCGCAGCGTCCCCGACCTGCCCGGCACAGTGATTGCCTCCCTGCGCAGCGCCGGTCGATGGTACTGCACCTGTTGGGTGACGATAACGCCCATTTGGCTCGCCCAGATGCCTTTCCAGCAGAAATCATCCGTCAGTTTTCGTTCCCTGAACATTGCTCTTCTCCCCCTTCCTGCGCAGCCATTCGCGCCCGTATCCGCACAATTCGGGACAGGCGCTGCAATCCTCCAGCCGGTGTCCGTTGCGGCAAATCATTTCCCGCAGCCGCTTTTGGCTCATCTGCGCCGGGTCATACAGCAGCGACGTGTCGATTCTCTCCGTCTGTTCTGCTCCCGCCATCTGCCCACGCATCCGCTGCGGGTTGTACGCGGCGCGGTATCTGCTGCAATCTCCTGCCATGCACATCCTCCCCATTTCCTGTTCATCATAGCGTCTGCACCATCCATGCACGCAAGGTGTTTCTTCATTTGCTCATGTTTTTTCGTGCAATGTGTTGCATTTTTCGTGCAAATTGCGTATAATAGTATTGTCAGAAAGGAGTTGCATCAACATGACCACCACCAACATCAACATCCGCATGGACAGCGACCTGAAAGCGCAGGCGGATGCGCTTTTCGGAGAACTGGGAATGAACCTTTCCACGGCGTTCAACATTTTCGTTCGTCAGTCCATCCGCGACGGCGGCATCCCGTTTGAAATCACCCTCAACCAGCCCAGCAAGGACACCATTGCCGCCATGCTGGAAGCAGAAAGGATTGCGAAAGACCCGTCCGTGAAGGGCTACAATGACCTTGACGAACTTTTCGCAGAGCTGAAAAAGTGAAAGGAACGAAGCTGACTGTCAAGTTCACCTCTGCCTTCAAGCGTGACTTCAAGCTCGCCATGAAGCGCAACCGGAAGATTCAGCTGCTGGAAAACATCGTCGCCATGCTGGCCAACGGCGAAACGCTGCCGCCCGAAAACCGCGACCACGAACTGACCGGCAATTGGGTCGGGCATCGTGAATGCCACATTCAACCTGACTGGCTGCTGATTTACCGCATCGAGGACGACGTTTTGGTGCTGACGCTGGCGCGGACAGGCACGCACAGCGACCTGTTCAGCAAATAACTGCACACAAAAAGAGGATGGTTCGCAGCCATCCTCTTTCTGTGTCACAGGTCGGTTCGATTGTTCTCTGCTTCCCAATCCACTTGGAAAGTCAGCGTTCCCTTTTCAGCGTCAACCACTTTTTTCAGGATGCGGCTCTTTCCGTCAGGACGGATGAACCCTGCATCCCGCGCTTCTTTGCTGCCGACCGTCGCAAAGTAAGCGGTGATGTGACCATCCGTGCGTTTTCTCGGTGTCAGTCTCATTGCTTCTTGTAGAGCTTGTAGACCAGCACAACGAGAACCGTAGCGAGGACAACCTGAATCACGTCCAATGCGATTTCCATACTTGCCACCAATGAGCGATTATGATATAATCCAGATAGGTACGGGGGCTTGCGCCCCCGTACCCGGCGAATCTGTTACCGATTGAGAAGCTCAGAAATCAGCTTCACAACGGCGGCGACCAGATTCACCAGCGCCGTAGCGAGAACCAGCTTTGTGGAAGTGGCGTTCTCGCTGCGGCGTTTCTGCTGCTTGCGGCTCATTGGCTTTCCCTCCTTTCCTGTTTGATGATTCTATTATAGCATGGTGTTACACCATTGTCAAGAGGTCTTTGAATAAATGTCAGCAAAAATTCGTGGCTTCTATTGACTTTTGAGCCGACATTTATTATAATGACGTTGTGGCACACGGGAGGTGATTGAATGAGTCCACGAACAGGGCGGCCAAAAGTCGAAAATCCCAAGACGAAACGCTATTGCATCCGTATGAACGAAGAAGACGCGAAAAAACTCGAAGAGCTTGCACAGCATTTCGGAACAAATATACCAGAAGTTTTTCGCATGGGGATTGAAAGGCTTTACGCTGAGACAAAAAAATAACGCGACTGCCACGTCTCACAAACAAAACAGCCACGTTATCCCGTAATCTCAACGCGTCCGAGGACGGTATGAAATCCTTTTCCATCATACCATCCCGGACGCAAAAAGTCAAGATTTTGCGAATATAGGAGGGTATTTTTCATGATGGATACGAAGCAGATTCTCCAAGAGGTTGACCTGATTGGTGAGGCACTGAACATCATCTGCCAGCGCAGCAACTTCCAATCGAAAACCGACCGCATCGACGACGCTTTGCTTCTCGAAATCATCGAAAGCACCGGGCGGCTCAAAGAAATGCTGATTGCAGAGCAGGCAAGCTAATCACCGGAGGGACGGAATGCCGCCCCTCTTTTCTTATGTTACGCCATACCCCGCCAGCTTCGCCCGGTTGAGCGCCGACACCTGTTCCGCGAACACTCTGGGTGTCGTCTGGCTCTGGAAGTTCGCGCTGCGGATGACCACGTTGGTGGAGAAGTCCGTATTGCCGCCCACATAGGTCGTTGACGGAAGAAGCCCGCTGCGCTGAATCAGCCCCGTGCCCGGCAGCGTCAGCGTCCCGCTGAAGCCGATGCCCGCCAGTGTGCTGTTGACCGCATCGCGGATTTCCGCGGCAGCCTGCTGCGTCATTCGCTTCGAGGACAGAATGCCCGCCGCCAGCGACACACCGACCGCCTTGCCTGTTTTCTCCTGGTTCGACAGGTCATCCAGCGTTTCCTGTACCGGCGCAACCGCATCCTGCGTCGTTTCCTGCAGCCCCTGCGAACTCTCTGTGATGCCGCTGCCGATGGCTTCCATCGCGTCCGAGCCAAGCGCATCGACCCCGTTGTCTGCAAAGAGCATCAGGCGCATGTAGTCAGCAAGAACGCCGGTGGCAGAGGATGCGTCGATGCTGTCCAGCGAGAATCCGTTTTCAAGCAGGGATGCCATAACGCCATTGATAGCGTCCATGCCTTCCTGTGCATCCTGTTCAAGCCACGATGCGTGCGCTTCGCGTATACCTTCGTTTAACGCTCTGTATGTGTTGCCGAGGTCAAATCCAGACATTTGCGAAGGGTCAGCCGCATATTTTCTCACCTGCTCCGGGTCATTCCACCAGTTCAATCCATACTTTTCGCCGTAGGAGGCATAAGTGGTCAGCAGCTCCGGTGTCATATTGTCTCGCAGCCAATTTTCTGCGAAATTCATCGAGTCAGCCTGCATAGCTGCCTGCATAGAGGACAGAAGTCGGATTTGCTCGCCGCCGGTCTGAATATACTGCCACGCTTCCGGGTTCTGTTTAGCCATTCCTTCCAGAATAGCCGCCACATCCGCCTGAAATTGCGCATTCACTTCATTCTCCGCTGTATTCAGTTCCGTCTGCCGTTCAGCCAGTGCCGCATCATACGCCGTCAGCTCCTCGTCACTTGCACCTGCTTCGCGTGCCTCAGCCTGACGTTCGTCCGAAATTGCAATTTCAGCTTTACGCTGGGCTTCAATTTCCGCCATCTTCTGCTGGTAAACGCCAATTGCATATGCCGCAGCCGATGCGACAGCCTCCTCCGAACCGTGACCGCTTGCTACAAGGTCGAAATACGACTTGTAGGTGGATGCCTCCAAGCTCTCCGTTTCGGCTTCCAGCCCCATCATCTGGTTGCGCAGTGCCATCACGCGATCCAGCGCCGCCTGAAGCGCGTTTAGTTCTTCATCCGTCGCAGAATTACCTTTGCGGTACACCGTTTGAAGCAGCGCGTTATAATCCGCTACTGCGTTCTGCAACTGCGTAGCGACTTCCCGGACACCCACGTCGTCGCTGGTTGCGCCGTCATTTGCTTCTGCCATGATGCGTACACCGACCTTGACGGACAGATCCGCATACTCCGAGGCATCAATTTTCCCGTCCGCCACCGCCGAATCGAACGCTTCCTGAACCTGTTTTCCGATGTCCGTCCAGACGTTGCTGGTCAGCTTAATTCCATTCTTGTACTCCAGATTGATTTGGTCGAGGTTCTTCTGAATCGCTTCCTGCATCGACACGGCATCCGGTGCTTCAAAATCCAGTTCAAATGCGTCCGCGCGGTTGCGAAACTCTTCCGCTTCTGCCCCGGCTGCCTTGATGGCAAGCGTCAGTCCGCCGCCGATCAGCGCTACACCCGCCGCAGCCCAGCCAAACGGGCCGGTCATGACGCTCGCCAGCACCTTGCCTGCCGTAATCATTTTCCCGATGCCCGTCAGCGTCGGGCCGAGTGCCGCCGCCATCAGTCCCAGATTCACGATTGTCTGCTGTGTGCCTGCGTCCAGCTGTCCAACATAATCCGCGACGCCGCCAATCGCGTTCGTAACAGCATCGACCGCCGGATACAGATTCTGTGCAAGCTCCACACCGGTATTTTTGAGTCGGTTCATCGCACCTTCCAGCTGTGCCGATCGGCTGGAGACGCGCGTCTCAAACGCTGCATCCAGTGTGCCGGATGCACTGGTCATTTCCGCCAAAATGCTGTGATACTTGTCCGCCGCCGTTGTGCCAAGCATCATGACGGCGTTCAAGCCTTCGACGCTGCCGAACAGCTTGCCCAGCTTCTCCGAATCGCCTTCTGTCACCGAAGCGATTTCCGCCAAGAAGCCGGTGAACCCTTTCGCTTTCAGTCCGGCCGCAGAAAAGTCGATGCCCAGTTCCTTTGCCATTTCTGCCGCTTCAGATGTCGGCTTGATAACAGCAGACAACACACCGCGCAAGCCCGTGATGGCACTGGAAGTAGACAAGCCGCCTGCCGTCAGCGCCGCGACACTCGACAGCACTTCCTCCATCGACAAGCTCAACTGCGGCGCAAGACCGGACACCTGACCAATCTGCGAGGACAGCTCGCCGACCGTCGTTTTGCCCAAGTTCTGCGCCGTTATCATGCTGTCCAGAATGTGATCCAGACCGCCGCTCGCTTTCTCACCCCACGCATTGTAGATGGAGGACGCGCCATTGATGACCGTCGAAGCGTCCGAGCGACCTGCCTTGCCCGCCATAGCCGCCCGCTCTGCCCAGTACGCCGCATCCTCCGGCGCAACACCTGCGCTGATGGCATCATAGGTCGCGCTTGCCAGCTCCGTCGCCGCTGTGTGCGCATCATTGCTGGCATCTATCAGCTCATCCGTCAAGTCTCGAATCTGCTGCTGCCGCTGCTCCTGCGTGCCGCTCAGCACACCCGGAAGCGTCGCCACCTCATAGACCGCATCTTCCAGCTCCATGCCGTATTTGACGCTTGCTGTTCCCATGCCGACAATCGGCAGCGTCAGCACCTTCGTCAGCGCCTTGCCCGCCTGCGTCGCGCCTTTCGCCAGCTTGTCCAGTGCCTCACCGTAGTGCTTCGCATTTTCCGCCGCACTGCGCTGCTGGTTTCCGGCTTCACTGGTTGATTCCGCCAGATTTGCCTGTGCGGATGCTGCATCATCCGCCGCCTGTCCCGTTTCCTCCGTCGCATCCCCCAGCGCCTGCTGCTGTTCCTGCGCCTTCTGCATCGCCGCATTGCATTTCTGAATTTCCGCCGTCAGCTTCGCTTCATCCGTCTGCGATTTCAGGATTTTCAAATCCAGCTGTTCCAGCTTGCTTGCATCCGCACCGGGCGTCTGTGCATAGGCATCCCGCGCCTGTTGGAGCGTCGCGGTTTTCTTGCGCTGCTCCTCCAGCTGCTTCGTCAGCAGTTCCGACTGCTTGCCAAAGTAGTCGCTGTTTTTGGAATTGGCATATGTCGCTTCCAGCAATTTCATTTCCGCCGCGTTCCGGCGCATTGCCTTGTTCGCCGTGTCCAGCTGGCTCGCAAACTGCTCTGCACCTTCCACGCGCAGCGTAATGCCGCTTACCCTGATTGACATCTTCTCACCTTCTTACCAGCCAATTTCGTCTGCGAATTGCACTTTGCGCGGCGCTTGCCCATTTTCACCGATCGTTTCTTCCAGCAGTGCATGAAACACAGTCGGTGTCAAGTGCCAAAATTCATCCACTGTCAGCCCAAGCACCCTCTTCGCCGCCAGCAGAATCATTTCCCAGCGCCATTCACCGGCGTCGTTTTTTTTTGCGCACTGCGCGGCATTTTGCCGACAATCTCCACCTGCGCCGCCCGCGCCAGCAGCGCAAATTCCCGCATATCCAGCGACATCAGCGTCTTCGCCGAAATGCTCTGACCTGCTTCTTCCATCAGAATACGGACAATTTCCGCCTGCTCCGAAAGTGGCAGCGACTGCGGCTTGCCATTATCAGCCTCTGCTTGCAGCATCATCAGCACTGTTTCCAAGTACGGGCGTTTCAGGCTTGCTTCCATCTTCATCGCCGCCTGAAGCGTGAAGAACAGGCGCACATGCGCCCCGGCTACTTCAATCTCCGTCGGCACATATGCCGTCGCAAACTGCACACTATCCATGCTTTTCCTCCTATTCATTGCAAAATGGAGCAGCAGTCCCGAAAGGCTGCCGCTCCATTCATCTTATTTTGCCGATTCCGCGCCGTCCAGCGCCATAACCTTTTCCAGCGTATTCGGCTGCTTCTCAAAGAACTCCTGCGGCGTCAGCGGCTTCGTTACGCCGTTCGTGTAATAGCGCACACGCCAGATGCCTTCATCCGTCGGCATGATGTCCACCGTGCGCCCCACAGACGGGTCAACCGGCGTATTGGTGCGCGTCTGGTGGGTCTCATCGTCGCTGTAAGAGAGCTTGCACTGCGGATGATAGTAGTACGTCTTGCTGCCGTCACTATTGCCGCACCAGTACCCGCAAGCGAACGTCTGCTTGATAGGCTGTGCAACATCCGCCGCAGCGCATCCCTTCTTCACCGCGCCGTCCGCACGGTCGGTGAACTCGCGCGGCAGTGCCACACTGGTCAGGCTCAGCGTCGGTTCAGTAACCGTGCTGACCGTATCATAGATGACACCCGACGCATGAATCGTCTGCTTCTGTTCGCTCGGCTTAACACCGATAGACTTGACAACCGGAAGCTGCAAGTCCAGCGCCTCGTTGCCATTGTCATCCGCATCGAAATGCACAAAGAAGTCGTAAACCGTCAACTCATAAGGCGGTTTGATGCGTGTCGTTGCCATTGTTTTCCCTTTCTGCCGCATTGCGGCTTACATTCCCGCTTCACCAAGCGCCGATGCAATGGCGCTGTCAATACGCTGTTCCATCGCGCTCAGTGCCGCTTCTTCGCTTTCTTCAAAACCCGGCTCAAAGTGCCGCAGAACGCGCTTCGACGAATACTCCAAGATACGACCATAGTCGTCCGTTGTACGGACTGAACGGTTTCGGCCGTGATTGCGATAACCAGCGCGCGCTACGGCAATCTTTGCCCAACCAAGCATTGCACCGGATGATGTTTCATTGCTCCATGAGCGGTAGGTAATAGACGAAAGCAGCTTGCCTGTCGGGTTCTTCGCTTGCGAAGAAATCTGCCCCTGTACGGCCATGCGCACAATCTCTGCGCCCGCTTCTGCCGCACTGCGCAGCACATCCGGCGAAGCCGCCGCCGAAAGATTCAGCTGCCGCTGACTGCTGTCACCCTTGCATGAGTAGCGCATTTTCAGCCTCCTGTATGCCAAATCACACTGATGCTCTGCGTGTACACCCTGCGCTTCACCGTGTCCACCCAGACGCCTTCCTGCGCCTGTGCGTGTGTGATGCCGGTGACATGCTCCTCCAAATCGCACTGCACATCGAAGGCAAACATCAGCGCGTGACGGAGCTGTCTCCACGCTGCCGTTTGTTCCTTCGTACCGGCGCGCGGAATCCAGATGGACATTTCCATCGTGTAGCACACAGCGTACAGTTCCCCGCTTGCATAGCGCGGTTCAATGCCCAGCTGCCGCCATGTGATGTATACAGTGCTCTGCGCCTGCTGGCGCTTGACTTCATCCGGAGACAGCGGCTCTTCGCAGGCAGGGCAAGTGATACCAGCCGCTTGAAGCCGTTTGGCAAGCCATGCGTTCACATCAAAGGTCATGCACACCACTCCCCACCATTTCCGTCAGTACACAGCGCAGCTTTGAGAATCCGCGCCGAGGCGTATCCGGCAGCACTTCTGTTACCTCATATGCCCCGCCATCATACACCACACGCAGACCCGGCAGAAGGCGGCATTGCAGCGGCGTTCGTAGGATGACGCTGAGCACCCCGGAGGAATATTCAGCGCCGCCTGCTGCCAGTGCTTTGTCGCTAAGATGGTAGACCTCTGCATAGCTCTGCCACAGGAATCCATAGTCCACTTGCCCGTCGCCTGTGTCGATATTCGCTTCACGGCGGTAAAGCCGCACCACGCTGCGCAAATCGCCTGTCTGACGCATCGGCTACTCCTCCGTCTTGCGGGTTTTCGGATGCTGTGCAAGGATCGCGTCGATGCCCTTGGGGATCAGCATCGCCGACCCGCCGCCCGCGATGATTACACCACGGTTATCGTACCAGTGCGTTGCCAGCATCATGCAAGCAAGATCGTACAGCGGGTCGCTTTCGCCTTCTGCCGGTTCAACCAAATCTGCATCAAAGAGATACTGTTTCGCCGCCCGAAGGCAGATGTCCATCAAGGTCTGCTGCGATGACTCAGGGGTGAAGTAGCCATAATCACGCAGCAGGTCTGCCGCCGTCGCCATGATTAGCCACCCGTGCCGATCGTCTTGACAGTCGCCAGACGGAACGCCGCATCCATCAGGCGCTTGATGTCATACACGCAGTCCTCCGTGAAGATGGTGACGCCCGTTTCCACGCTCTTTCCCATGTCCATGAACGGCGCGCAGTCGTAGTTGATATGCAGATAGCTGAAATCACCCACAACCGGCACGGTCGCCTTGTCCACGAAGTCCACCGGATAGCCGAGAATCTGCGCAGGCTTTCCAGAGAAGAGGCTTTCCGACCCGTTCGCCAGTGCCATCATCAGCGCATAGTAATCCTGCCGGCGCATCGCAATCGAAGCGTTATCCTGATAAATGTCCTCCAGGTCGCCGGCAGCCGCCACGATCGCGCCGAGCATGGATTCCGCTTCCATCTGCTTGATGATGTAGTTCGAGCTTTTCTTCGCATAGAGGGACATGCCTTCTTCGCCGCTGGCCGGAGCCGTTGCAAAGATGCTGCGCAGTTCGCGGAGCGTCATGGCGCTGTCCAGCCCGCGCAGCACTGCACCCTGAATGTCCAGCGGAGAGGAACGCAGGAGCGTCGTGGAGACCTTGCACATCAAGTGCATCTTGTGGCGGCCGAAATCAACCGTCTCACCTGCGCCCTTCAATTCCTTCGCAGTTTCGCCATCCTTCGCCGCATACGAATCATCATCAATGGTGAATGCCAGCTTCGGCAGGGACAGCCCCGTCACGTTGGTCACGCCCATGCGGCTGCGCAGGGGGTTGACCTTCTGCGGCTGGAGAAGCAGACGTTCAGAAAGCTTCTTCGGCAGAAGCGCAGAGCCATTGCCTTGATCCTCGCTGCCCGCCGGAATCGCGCCCAGCTGTTCATACGCCATGCTGGTGATTTCGCTCTTGCCGCCCGTCGCCAGATGACGCAGGTACATGCCTGTCGCCTGCTCAAACGTCATTTCTGCGCCGCCCTGACCGCCTTCACGGGCAGCACGCGCACGAGATTCCGCCGCCACGCGGTCGCACTCTTTCTGGAGAATCGCACGGCGCTCCACGAGGTCGCTCACGCGCTGCTGGCAGGCACGAATGTCCTCCATCTTCGCACCGGCATCGCTCGCCATGTCAATGCCGTTCCGGCGCTCCGTCGCAATCGTCCGGTCGAGATCGGCAATCTGCTCCTGAAGTTCAAACATCGTAGCCATTTTCTTTTCCTTTCTGCCGTTTCCGGCTATCGCATCATTTGATGCCTTCAAAGAAACGCAGGTACTCCTGCCGCTCTTTGTCTCGCTTCTGCGACTCTGCGGCAGCCTGTGCCATGCGCAGCGTCTGCTCATGCGATGCTGCCATGTACACCTGCATGAGTTCGTGGCTCATCTGGGCGCTCTCTGCGGGGTTCGCGATGCTCTCTGCAAAGCCATTCTCGACAGCGCTCGCTGCCGTCATCGTCGTTTCCCGCGTCATCATTTCGGAAAGCTCTGCCTCTGATTTTCCCGTTGCTTCATGATAGGCAGCAAGCACTGCCGTTTTGATAGCTCGCAGGAAACGCACGCTCTTGTCCAGTTCGTCCGCCGTACCGCTGGCAGAAGTCGCCGGGTCGTGAATCAATATCGTCCCAACCGGCGAGATCATCCTGTTTCGGCGCGGAACGGCGCATAACGGCAGCGTTGCCGCCGAATATGCGCGCACAATGTGGCAGTGCGTTTCGCCCTTGCGATTTCGCAGCGCTTCATACATAGCGATTCCCGCCGCCACATCCCCGCCGTTGGAATCAATCACGACAGTCAGTTCTTCGCCTTCCAGCGCCTTGAGCTGTGCATCGAACTCTGTACTGCAAGCGAACTGCTTTCCATCCTCCGACCACCACGGTCTGCTGGTTACAATCGGGCCGGTCAGCTCCAAGCGATGACCGCCGCCCTTCATGGTTGCGAAACGGAAAAAGTCATCCATCTGCGTCTCCTCCTAAATGGTCTTCCAGCGGGTGCAGGTCGCCGGAGACAAAGGTCACATCGCCGCCCTTGACGGGCGGGAAGCCGTTGCGCTGCTTGCCCTGATTGATGGTCATCATGCCCGATCGGACAAGCATCTGGTCAACCGTCGCGCGTGTCTGCGCATCCGAGATTGTCAGACCAGAGGAGTCAATCTCGATTCGGTAGCCATCCAGAACATCCCGATACGTCAGCAGCTTCATCTGCATTTCCGCCTCATACATCTTCGCAGTCGGGATCAGGCGCTGAAGGAACTCCAGCTGTTGCTGTTCCTGCGAAGAATAGCTGCTCTGGCTGTAGTCGCCCAATTCAGCCGGAGGAATCCCGTAGACACGCGACGCACGCGTGACCATCATCCGGTCAACCTCCAGCATTCGGCCCTCGGAGATGGTGCGCTCCACGCTGCTCATTTTCGCACCGCCGCCGATAACCGCCAGCGAATTGTTGCTGCGTGCGTAGTTCTTCAGGAATCCTTCCACGATTTCCTTGCTTCGTTGGTCGCCCGGATTGCCCGGCACTTCCAGCACCAGCACACCCGCAATCCCCTTCGCCTGTTTCAGCGAGAAATCGCGCATCTGTACTGCATACTCCATTGAACCGGCAAGCACCGACAGCGGGCTAATGCCCTTGTCGGCATTATCTGTCACATGCCGAACGTGCAGCATCGACCGCTCCGGAATATAGATGGTTGGCGCATCCTTCGCAGGCATGTAGCGATACCACAGGTCGCCCGTATCACGGTCGCGCATCGGTTCAATTTCTGCCGGATTGAGCAGCTCCAGCGACAGCACATTGCCGCTGGCATCCCGTGAAATGTAGGAATATGCATTGCCGGTTGCGTTCCGGCAGACCTCCATCCCCTGCATCCATGTATAAGGCGTATAGCCAGACGCCGGACGGTACGTCAGGACACGATGCAACGGATGCTCTTTCGCCTCTTCCCAGCCCTTGCGAATTGTCATAGGCATGGCGGCGAACGTGTTCGCCAGAAGCGTCACCGCACCGAAAACCGCTTCACTGTCCTGCATCTGCCGTGATGCCGTTGTTTGCCATGATGGTTCAAGCCGGAAAGTTTCCCCCGCTTTTCGTGGGGAAAACTTTGATTTCAGCCGTGCCATTATGCCCACATGCCATCACCTCCATTTTCCAGCAGTTGGTCAAGATCGTAGATTTGCACCGCATCCCCTGAATCGCTTTCCATTCCGAGCGGCGGGCAGTGCCGCAGCCAGACCGTATGTGCATCCAGAAACGCCATAAATGCGTCTATTTTGCTGTACTTGTCCGCTTTTTTCGGCGCATAGTTTTCATTATCCCGCGTCGAAAAGTCGTTCCGCAGCTTGACATTGTTCAGATACCACTCGAAGAGCGTGTTTTGGTCGTGAACGATCATTCCGTCCGTAAACAGCTCTTTGATGTGCTTCATCGGCGCATTAAGCGTGATTGCGCCCTGTCTGACCGGTTCGCAAGCGAACATTGTTTCCAGCGTTTTGACCAAAAGCGTCGCATTCGCCGGGTCATAGCCGATGCAGCGGATGTCGAAAATCTCGCCCATCTTCCTGAACCAGTCGATGATGCAGTCTTGCTTCACATAGTCGCCTTCCACAATCGTCAGCCGCCCCTGCATCGCCTCGCCGTAGTAGTCCAGACGCTCTGCATTCAACTCTGCCACCTTGCGCGGCACAAACGTATGCGGAATGACGTAGAAGCGGCCGTCATCCAGCGGAATTTCCAGCGCCGTCGAGCAGTGGTCGCCGCTGACAGCTACGTCGAAACCGCCGAAGGCCTCGCGTCCTCTGACTGCTTCCAGACCAATAACATCCCGATTGCGTTCCACCAGCGAAAAGTCCAAGAAGCTCGCATTGGTCGCCCGCGTGAACACATTCAGCGTTTTCGTCAGGAAGTCAATACGCCGGTCTGCAATCGCCCTGCCTTCCTCCCAGCGCTGCTTCAGCTTGTCCAGATGCAGGAGTACGCCCAGCGATGGATTTGCCTTCACCCACTTGCTGGAATCCTCCGGCGAATCCTGTTCGTCGATTTCATAGATGAGCGCCAGTTCGCGGTCATTCACCGCCGCATTGCCGCTGCCTTTGAGCATTTGGTCAGCAAGCCGATATTCGCTGACCAACACACCGTCCAGCACATACCCCATCGTGGACATCATCAGCAGCAGACCGTCCGAGGCTTTGTCCAGCGACCGGCGCATCTGCTCGATGGCATCATAGGTGCGCATCTCATGCAGCTCATCCAGTACGCCCCACGTCGGCCGCAGACCGTCAAGCAGCGACGCACGGTTTGACATTGCCTGAATCACGCTATCCGGCGTTGCGCTGCGTCCCTTGTCTGACTGCCCGTCCGCATAGTATTCCGCGCAGGAGCGCAGGGCGCGAAACTTCTTCGACAGCGCCGGTGACGCGCCGATTGCCGCATTGACATCGTGCATGAAAATCCGCGCCTGCGGTTTGCTGTTCGCCAGGACGTCGATTTCGGCGTTCTTGATACCTTCCTGGCTGACGCTGTACAGCGCCGCGCCCGCAATCATCGGCGTTTTGCCGTTGCCGCTGCCGACAATCAGCAAACATTTGTTGTGTTTGCGCGTCCCGTCCTTCTTGCTGACCCAGCCGAACAGCGCCGCGTAAAAGGCGCACTGCCACGCCATCAGCGTCAGGCGGTCATAATCCCCCTGCGGTCGGACGAACTTTTCGACGAACCGAATCGGCTTCGATGCTTTTTCCGCGTCGAACCGCCACGGGAAATCGCCCTCTTCTTCGTGCATCAGGTCACGCACAAATCGCTCATAGGCAAGCCGGACTTTTTGACACGCCAGCACGCGCCCGCTAAGTACATCGTCAATGTATGCCCATATGCGCGGGTCAGCATCGCCATGCAGACGATTCCAGTCCGCACAAATGCGCTCCTCTGCTGCGGCAATATGCGGGTCAATAGTCGTCCAGGTCGTCGTCCTCATCCTCGCCATCACCTGCCTCATCAGGTGCAGCTTTCTTTGTGTCCAGCTTCAGCGCGGCAATGAGCTTCGTCAAGGATGCCGCTGCCCGGAGCGCCTGTTCATACGCGACATTCTTGCGCACGACGCGCTGGCGGCCGGACGTGTAGCTTTCGCGCAGGCCGTTCGTCGCCACGTCGTCCACTGCACGCAGACGAAGCGCCTCCGTCTGCTCGTAAGCGTCCAAAATCGCCTGCTGATGCGGCAAAATTTCCCCATATCGGCTGGCGACCTCTCCTTCCAGCAGCATCCGCGCCGTATGCGCCCGCTCTCCCGGCAGCTTGTATCCCGTTTCTGTCCGATTCATGTTCTCCCCTCACTTGATACTAATAACCCGGATGCCCGTCAAATCGGGCTGTTTTTTCGGATTTTTGCTTGCACCCTTCTCCGGATGCACCTGTTCGTGGCAGATCACGCAGACGCTTTGCAGGTTGTCCAGCTCCAATTCCAGCGACTGGTCAACCGTGCGTGGAATCAGGTGGTGGACAATCTTCGCCGGTCGCTTCTGGCATCGTTGGCACCAATAATGGTCGCGCTGCAAGGCAGCCACTCGAATCGCCTTCCAAGGCGGCGACAAATAAAACGGGTCTGCCTGTTTCTTCGACAATATGCGCGCCTCCCGTCCGCAGAAGGCGCGCCCGCCGCGCTCATCCCCTAAGCCCAGATGAGCAGCCACCTTGTCAGCGTCATGCTGAGGTGACGCGAAGTGAAGGAGGCACACACGCTGCGGTCAACCGCATTCGGCGGATGGGGTACGCCCCACGCGCAGATTGTCGCACCAACACCACCCGTGCAGTCAAGGTGAGAAAAAGTTTGCAATTTTTCTGAAAAAACTTCATTTTGCCTCTTGACATACTACAATTAGTATGTTATAATATATGTGTCAGCAAGAGCTGACAGAAAGGCGGGTGTCAAATATGAAAGACACAAAGAAAGAGGTCATGTACATGACGGATAAGCAGTTTCTCAAGGTTCTCAAGCAAATCAAGCTCTACGCGGAGGAATGCAACGACGCACAGAAAATCATCCAGTACCTCGACAAGCTCATGGAGGATGAAATGGGCAACAAAAAAGCCTAAGCTCCTGACCAGCTTAGGCTAAGCACCGGGGAAGCGGTAAGAGGATACCCGCCGCCGCTTCCCTCCTCCATCATTCTACACGACGGCGGGTAAAAAGTCAAGGGGGATTTTGGACATGAGTGAACCGGAGAAGCAGAAGCGCAAGACACACACCTCGACCGACGTCAAACGGCGCTACAATGAGAAGGTATATGACCGCATCAGCCTGAGCGTGCCGAAGGAAATGGCAGCGGCATTCAAAGCCAAGTGCGCTGCCGAGGGTATCCCGCAGGCGCAGGTTCTCAAACGCGCTATTGAAGCGTTTCTGGCGGAATAACAGAAAGAGCGTGCTGTCCTCGAAAGGCGGCACGCTTTTTTCTATTCGTTTTCTTCGATTTCTGCAATGATTTTCCGAACATCCTGCACGAATCCCGGCATATCCTCGAACACGATTTCGACAATCATCGTCCAGTTGATGCCTTCGTACTCATGCACCAAACGATGGCGCATCCCGGAAACGGCATTCCACGGCTGTTCCGGGTACTTCGCTTTCAATCCTTGCGTCAGCTGGTACACCTGCTCGCCGATGTTGTACAGCGGCGTTGTCACCGCCCATTGCGCGAACTCATCCGTCATCAGCACGTCGCGCGTGATGTTCCGCTGCGCCATCTGCGCCGACAGGCTATCCCACGTCGTGACGATTTTCCGCAGGCGCTCCAAGTCCGTCTTTTTCACGCGATTCGCACCCCTTCCCGCATCACCGTCCGGTAAAAGTCGGATTCGCGGTTGATTTCGCGCAGCTCGAACGCATCAACATCCTTGTGCGTCAGCTGCCGCAGCTCCTCCCCGAAGGCAAAGACATCCCGTGCGCGGAAATGCGCCCCGCCGACCAGCACCACGTCAATATCCGAGTTCGCATTGGCGGATTCACGCGCATACGACCCGAACAGAATCGCGTAATCCGCATGATATTTCCCCAGCAAACCGCGAATCGCCTGTTCTACTTCCCTGCGTGACAACATGCTGCTGCACCTCCGTTCTCTACGATTCCCTATTTGTATCATACCATTCGCGAAAGAAAAAGTCAACAGAGGGGTTGACTTTTTGCGCCCCACATAGTATATTAAAAGAGGCTCAAAAAGAGAGGTGATTTATTTGAGTCCAAGAACCGGGCGACCGCCGAGCAAAAACCCCAAGTCGCTTTCTTTCAACATCCGGCTCGATGCCGAATGCGAAGAGATTCTCAAAGCATACTGCGAAAAGCACAATGTAAAACGTGCCGAAGCTATTCGTGAAGGGGTCAAGCTGCTCAAAGAAGTCGATAAAAAAATAACGTGACTGCCCCAACCTACCAAGTTACGCAGCCACGTTATCCCGTAATCCCACAGCGTCCAAACGTGCGTCTGGAACGGTATGAAATCCTCTTCCATCATACCATCCCGGACGCAAAAAGTCAAGATTTTGCGAACATAGGAGGGTATTTTCATGATGGACACAAAACAGATTCTTCAAGAAGTTGACCTGATTGGTGAAGCGCTGAATATCATCTGCCAGCGCAGCAACTTCCAATCGAAAACCGACCGCATCGACGACGCTTTGCTTCTCGAAATCATCGAAAGCGCCGGGCGGCTCAAAGAAATGCTGACCGCTGAGATCAAGTGACCTTCCCCCCCGCGCCG